GTAATAAACAACTTAAACGGATCTATTAAGTGTTGTGCAGTTAAACCACCAGAATGGAAAGGCAATATGCGTACAAAATACTGTGAAGATATTGCTGTACTAACAGGTGGAAATGTAATTTCTGATCAAACAGGTAAAAAAGTAGAAAGTGCTGAATTAGATGATTGTGGAGTAGCAAATAGAGTAGAAATTACTGATAGCCAGGTAACTATTATTGGCGGTCACGGCAACAAAGACACTATTGCAAAATATATAGACGAAAAAATTAAACACTATATTAATTCTCCAAGAGGCGATGATGTTTTTACCGACAAAGGTCAAGAAAAGCGTATTAGTAATCTAACTGGTGCTGTAAGTATTATTAGAGTTGGCTCAGCAACAAAAATTGAATTGCGCGAAAAAGAAGACAGAATTGATGATGCTCTTCATGCTACAAAAGCAGCCCTAAAAGATGGTATTGTGCCAGGTGGCGGAGTTGCATTAATACGTGCAATGAACAAAGTCAAAGATCTCAAAGGTGCAAATACAGAACAGGATGCAGGTATACAAGTTGTTCTCAAAGCATTACAAGAGCCGCTAAGACAAATTGTTATAAATGCAGGTGATAGCCCTGATGTTGTTGCAAATGAAGTAAACAAAGGTGATGCCGAATTTGGTTATGATGCCGCTACAGGCGAATACGGAAATATGTTTGATATTGGTATTATTGATCCTATCACTGTTGTACAAAAAGCTCTTATGAATGCAGCAAGTATTGCCGGTTTGCTTTTAATTACAGATTGCGCCATTTACGAAGACAATGACGAAGAAGATATAACTGTCATTGGCCCGTCACCGAGTGCAGGAGAAAAAGTATTGCCACCCCAATATGATCAAGGTAACGGCGACACCACATACTAAAGAACTTTGTCCTTCACCATAACGATAAATAGTATTGTGAAGGACTTATAATATGGCATCAAACCAAGCACCGATAGTAGACAGAATTAGAATTATACCACGGCCTGACGACTTTCTAGATAGAAACGTTGGAAATAGTGGCGAAGTATTTTTTGATAAACAGTCTAACACATTAAGATTATATTCTGGAAATTTAGCAGGCGGATATAGTGTACTGACTGATAAAAATATTAGTGAACATATACTTTCCTCAGGTGTGGGTGTAGTTGAATATGCTGTAACGGTGCAGGCAGGTGATCACGGAGAAGGCGATCACGGAAATGTATATAACATTGACGGACAATACAAACCAGCACTAAATTTAGTTACAGGTTTTACATATGTCTTTAATCAAAACGATCAAACAAACGAATTTTGGCCTAATGCCGACGGTGGTGTAGCAAATATACATCCTTTAAGTTTTTCAGCAGATGATGCAAATGGAGAACTTGGCGCCGGAACGCCATATCTTACAAATGTAGTTTATAAATTAGAAAATGATATTGTTACAAAAGCACAGTATGTAATAGGATTTGCAAAAAGTACACAACGTAGTGTGCAAATTACAGTTACTAGTGCAACACCTGCAACTCTTTATTATTATTGCACATCACATGTAGGAATGGGCAATACATTTACTAGTGCAGACCCAGGTGCAGGTGGCGGCGCCGCAAGTATTAGTGTCAGCGATACAGTACCAGATAGCCCAGAAAGTGGAGCAATTTGGTACAATAGTACAAACGGTATTCTTTATGTCTATGTAGCAGACGGCGACAGCAACCAATGGGTACAACCTACAGCACCTTTCCAAAATATTACTGCAATAACTGATTTAGGAATTTCAGATGGAACTAATGGTCAAATATTAACAACAGACGGTAGCGGAGCATTTACATTTCAAGACCCTGCAACAGGTGATTCTAATGGCAATTTTACAATAGGTTCTAGTATTATTGATACAGACGATAGCAGTGGAATAACAATGACTCCACCAGTTACAATGTCATCAGACCTAAGTGTAGATAATGATTTAACAGTACGTAACACTGCGTATGCGAATAATTTTGTATCTACATCAAATGGTACGCCTACAATAGATAGTGCTAGTATAATTAATTTAAATAGTCAAGACGGAACTGTTGTTAGTGGCGGACCATTTAGATTACCTAGTTATACAAACTCGCAGAGAGATGCGTTGTCAGCAGTTGACGGCGATATGATATACAATACCCAGGACAATAAAATCCAAGCATATATAAATGGAACATGGCGTAGATTAGACGATTCAGGAATAGTCTAACATGGAAAAAGAATACACAGTAGTTGTACATAAAGGTGTAAATTTAGTAGAATTAGAATCTGAAATTACAGCAAGTTCAGGTGCTGGACCTATTCCAAATAGGAGTGTCGACATAGCTAATCCAAGACCTGGATCGAAAAGACAAACACATTTTATGCTTACAGACGAAGAAGCAACTGCTCTTGAAGAGGATAGTAGGGTCCTTGCTGTTGAAATTCCACCTGACCAACGAACAGATATCCAAATAGGATTTAATTCTACACAAACTGCTAACTTCACAAAACCTTTAACATTTACTGATAATACTTTAGTAAACTGGGGATTGCGTAGAAGTATAATGGAAACTAATGGTTACGGAAGTGGCGGAACAGCAGGTAATACGTTTCCGTATGCACTAACAGGTAAGGGAGTTGATGTTGTTATACAGGATAGTGGTATAGAACCAAATCATCCAGATTTTTTAGATAGTAATGGAATAAGCAGAGTTAAACCAATAGACTGGTATGCAGCACAATCCGTTGTAAGTGGCACACAAAACGCAAATTATAACAGAGATTTTGACGGACATGGAACTTTATGTGCAAGTATTACAGCAGGAAATATATACGGCTTTGCTAAAGACGCACATATATACGCTATGAAAATTGCAGGTTTAGAAGGTGCTGGGGATACCGGAACAGGAACACCTGTAGCAGATTGTTTTGATGTAATTAAAGAATGGCATAATGCAAAAACAAATGGCCGGCCAACCGTTGTAAATATGAGTTGGGGATATACAAGTACAGTAACTGGCGATCCTACTAGTGGTACATATAGAGGAACAGGTTGGGTTTGGGGAGTAGATTATACTACTGACATAGCATTATGGCAAGGGACTGGAGTGGTAATTCCTTTAGCAGGAACTACAAGAAAAATTCCTGCTAGGATTGCTTCTGTAGATGCAGATGTAGATGAACTTATAGCTGCCGGAGTGCATGTTGTAATTGCTGCAGGTAATGACTATTATAAAGGTGATATACCAAGTGGAGATGATTATAATAATACTATAATTTTTGGAGGCCTAACTTATAATTATGCTAGAGGTTCTAGTCCGCATAGCGACGATGCTTTTATTGTAGGTAATATTAGTGTAAGTGTTTATAATGATGGCGGAATTTACAAAGACAGAACACAAGGATCAAGCTCAAAAGGGCCTAGAGTAAATATATGGGCACCAGGAACTAATATTACAGGAGCAACAAGTACTACAAATATTTATACTTCTCTAGATAGTCCAGTAGATGCCAACTATAAAATTACATCATTATCTGGCACAAGTTTTGCATCACCACAAGTTGCTGGTGTAGCCGCACTACATTTGCAAGTAAATTCTAATAGTTCGCCTACACAACTTACAACAAAATTATTGTCTGAAGCAAAACTAGTGATGTATGACACTGCTTCTGATACAGATTATGCATCTTTTACTACAAGTTTATTAGGCGCAAGCACAAAAGTTTTATTTGACAAATATGGCAGACAACCGTTAAATATAAGTGGTCAAAATTTGACACTTCAACGTGCAATACCAATAACTACATAAATACAGTAAGAGGTAAACAATGGCAATAAATTTTCCAAATACACCAGCAAACGACGATACGTTTACAGAAGGTAACACCACCTGGAAGTGGGATGGGACTGCATGGAATCTTGTGACAAACACAGTAGCAAGAAATGTTTTTACTACATTTAGTGCAGATACTGGGTCAGTTGCTCCTAATATAATTAACGATACATTGACAGTAGAAGGCGGCACAAACGTTACTACGTCTATCTCAGGCAAAACCTTAACTATTAATAGTAGTGGCAGTGGCCTAACACAAAATGTGTTTGACACTATTATAGCAGACCAAGGTTCAACAACAGCGGCAAGTATTAATGACACACTCAGTATTGTAGGTGGCACAAACATAGCTACTGCTATTGCTACAGATAGCGATATTGTAACAATTAATATGAGTGAATTTAGCATTGACTTTTTAAGCGATGTAGACACAACAAGTAGTGCACCAACTACAGGACAAGTATTAAAATGGAACGGAAATAATTGGGCACCTGGCGCTGATGCAACAACAGGTGGCGGTGGCACTGATGCTGATACATTAGACGGATTTGACAGTGCATATTTTTTAAACTATAACAATTTAAGTAACACACCTAGTGTCGTTGCACTAGATAGTTTTAGTATTGGCATTGAAAATACACCTAGTGGCAACGGTGCTATAAGTTACAATAATGCAACAGGTGAATTTAAATTTACACCACCTACGGCGGCTGGTATAGGTGCGTTGACAAGTTTTACAGAAACAAATGATCTTAGTGCAGCAGTTGTATGGGCAAATGTGCCAGATGTTAATATTACACAAAGCAGTATTACACAACATCAAGCAGCATTATCAATCACAGAATCACAAATTAGTGATTTAGGAACTTATTTAACAGGTATTAGTAGTTTAAGTATAGATGCATTGAGTGATGTAGATACAACTACAGCGGCACCTACTGATGATCAGGTCCTTGCCTGGAACGGCGCAAATTGGGTTCCTGCAGATCCAGCAACTGGAGGCGGTGGTGGAGATGTCAACCAAAATGCATTCAGTGTTATAACTGTTGCAGGACAATCTAATATAGAAGCTGACACTACAACAGATACACTCACAGTAGTTGCAGGTACCGGAATTGGTATTACAACTAATGCGGCTGGAGATTCGTTAACAATTACTAACAGTCAAAGTGCTGGCGCGGCAACTTTTGATGCACTTAGCGATGTACAAACAGCAGGTATTGATATACATGATATATACGAACACGCTATTGCAACACTACGGATGGGAAACGTAGGTATATCAGCATATACAATTGATAGTCATTATACAGGAAATAATCCTACTATCACTGTATTAACAGGAACAACAATAGCATTTGACTTAGACGGTATAGGTGGACATCCATTTGAACTGCAAGATAATACACTTTCTGCATTAACAACAAATTTAGTTCATGTAGCATCGAACGGAACTGTTAGCACAAATTCTGCTGCACAGGGACAATCAAGCGGAATGTTATATTGGCGTGTAGATGATGCTATAACTAATAATACGAATTATGTATATCAGTGTACATCACATAGTGCTATGTTTGGCACTATGAAGATTAAGAATATGGATAATATTTAATTTACACTCTTAACTAACTTATCTAACTGCGTTCTTAAATCACCTAACTCTTTTACATGTTCTTGAATTGAACTAGGTTTTATTAATCCAGGCGTTTTAGAGCTATGAGTATCATTAATAATTTTTACTCTTGATATGTATTCATTTAAAATATCTTGGAAATGTTGTTTATTTTTGCTATCATCTATTTTATTGACAGCATTTTTATAAGCATTTAAATCTTTTTTAACCTTTGGACTTTCTAGTAAATTCATTAATAGTTGTCCTTTTTAATTACAATATTGTGATCGTCGTTACTACCATTGTTAACTTCGGTAATACTACCAACATTTCTACAGTCAATTGCACAAGGCATAAGTGGCTTAGATATGAATGTTGTCCCTTCCGCGGCTTGTTTTTCAAATAATTGACCAGTATTAGTATCTATCCATTTGAATAGGAATTCGCCATTATTTACAAACCAACATTTTTCAGTTTTACTGTTAAACCAAAAATCTGTTTTGGTTATTTTATCAAACACTAGAATTTTACCGCCATAAGTTTCTTCTGATACCCAAGTAATTTCATAGCCGTAGTCAGTTTGTTTTACATTATCTTTTTTATCCATTATCCTGCATCCAATATTATATTGCCACTTACTGATATCCTTGTTTCATTACTGTTTAAAAACGGATATACGTTGTGGGGCAACTTTGAGGGGAAAAATATTATTTCGCCTTCATTTTCTTTTGTTAATTGAAACCTTTTATGAACAATATTTCCAACTACATTAGTATATGTGAATTCAAAATTACCTTGATACTTATTATCATTTATTTCAGGAATCTTAATCCATATACTATAACTGTAGATACCCTGATGTACATGATTAGGAATAAATTCGCCTGCCTTTTGATGGTTTATCCATTGCTCTTCAATTCTATATGGCAAAGATTTTGTCAATATGCCTATTTCTCCTAAACCTGGAAAGTCAACTTCATATTTTTTAATAAGAGTTATTATATATTGATTAAGTTCTTGTGCAGTGTCTTTTAGTCTATAATGTTTTGCAACACCTTTTTCAGTTATCCCTGAATTAACTATTTGATTACATTTCGAAGATTCGTTGCATAAATTATAATACAAATTTTGCGGTATTTTTTCTCTGTAAAAACCAAAATTTTCTAAAAACATTGCTTGCGTCATAGTAATTCAATCAATTTAAAAACTGTTTCTAGTTTAAGTTGGTTTGTCTTATTTTGTAATGTATTACGCAAACCGTGATGTAATGGCTTAGGCCATTTTGTAAACGTTACCCAAGCATATCCGTCGTGTTCGTCATTAAGGATAGGAATAAATTCATTTTCAATTAAACACAAATATGTATGAAATTGGAACTTATCATCGTTACTTACAAAAGTTTCTAAAGGTATAGTTTTTTTAATTTCGACAGTACCTATTTCTTCGGATATTTCTCTTTTCAAACTTTCCCAAGGTGTTTCAGTACCTTCATTTGTTCCGCCAACTAATCCCCAAAGGTTGTTTTGCTTACCTTTAGTTCTATGTAAGAACAAAAATCTATGAGTATCTAAGGTGTAGAACAATGCTCCACTACAAATAATCTTTTCCATACAAATAATTATGCTAGAATTTTAATCGCCAGGTGCCATTTGGATATTCACCTTCAAATGATAGTATCCATTCGCCTGAATCCCATTTGTATTGAACACCTGTATTTAAGTTTGTAGTATATGCAGTACCAGTGTATGTACTTGCATCGAAAACTACTTGCCAGGCAGTTCCGCTCCATTCAACAATATCATTAGCACTTGCTATAAAGTCTGTGCCGTCATTGTTTTTCCAGTCATCTGCACCGTCTGTATTAATAGTATCTCCGATACTATTGTCTAGTAACAAAAATCTATATCCAGCAGTTTTTAGTGTAGCAGGACTTGTTTTTTGAGGATCAATAATATAATGTATTTTATTACTATCCCCGCTTGGTCCGGTAAACACAGTATCACTAGGTAAAGTATCTGCATCCCAGTTGACTATTAATTCATTTGGATTAGCAGTGTTTATAGCAACTGTTCCAACTATTTCTGTAGTTAAATCTTTACGTTTTAAGCGTATTTCTGTTATACCAGCTTCAAATATTTCTGGAAAAGATTTGACGTATGCGTCCCACAGCACTCCACCAACAACACCACGTTTTATAAGTTTTGCACTGTTGCCTAGAACTAATAATCCAAAATCTTTAAAAGTATTGAGGATAACATTTGTAGTATTGTCTTTTATTGCACCAGCATTTCTATTTGTTCTGCTTATTTCACCAGTAGGAGTAACACCAACAGTCGTGCGTATATCAGCACTTGGCACGGCAGTATCAGCATATGCGGTTAATTCAGGTTTACTTTGTTCTAGTTCAATAGTACCTCGTGATTCGTCATAAATGCTTTGTACGATACTTGTAACTACACCTAGTCTTTTTACTTTAGTAGGAGGTGAAATGTATATTGGCGTTTTAAATCCTAATGTAGCAACATCAATTTCGGTCTCAGTACCAACAGGAATACTCCTTGAACTAAATCCAATTGTATCTAAATTTACTACACTTAAACTGGTCCAGTCAACATAGTTATCAGTTGTTTGAATCTCTAAACTTGGATTAAACAACATTAGAATTTGTTCCATTAATTGTAATTTTTGATCGGTATTTGTAGTCCATAAGTCTACATTCACACTAAGTGTATAAGG